ACCCAACGTATCGATAGAATCAAGATACATCTTTTTAAGTGGTGCCAAAATAGGATCAGCAAGCTCAATATCCCCACAAACGTCTTTTATGTTAGCAATCAGTGATTTAAAAGAAGATGCCTCGCCCACTCCCATAAGCTTTTTAGAAAAAGATTCAAAAGATCTATTCCTATCCGAAGCTAGATCAAAAGTGATTTTTTTGAAGACCCCTAAAAGAGTATCGACTGCTATTTCAAGAGCTTTGTCAACATCCTGATTTTCAAACAATCTAAATGTGTCAATCGACAATTGATTCGCTACTGGGTTATTCCTAAGATAATTGTTTGCCATCTTTTAATAAATATTTGTTGTGTCACCAGAATCAGCCTTTGCATCCATTGCATTTGCCAGCGCATTCAATAAAGAAGGCATCTGACCAGCAAGTCTAGCCTGGTTTCTTATACTAGCAGCTTTTTCCTTAAGATCTGTGGTTTCTTTCTGCTTTGCTATTTCTTCGGCAATTTCTGCTTGCTTTTCATTCACATCAGCCTTTGCTTTTACCAAATCCTCGTTTACACCTTCCAATAAGGGAAACTCATTTAGTTTTTTAATACGATTAAGCATATCTTCTAGCAATAGTTATTTTAGTTCTCAAATCCCTAATTTGTCTCATTAGAGTTTCACGTAGATCTGAAAGATCCCTCTTCACACTATCCCGAGACAAACCTTTCTTTTCAGCTTGAGCTTCAAGTCTATCTCTTTCGGTATCTAAAGTAGCATATCTTTCATTTCTTTCGGATTGCATGGCTTTGATTAATGCGCTTACCTGACTCTTTTCCAAATCCTGAACGAATTTAGTAAATTGGGGAGCGTTCATTGAAAAGATAGGATCCATTGAAAAGTTAGCACCTGATATAGCCTTAGACTCAGTATCTGATTTAAGAGTGGAGGGCTTAGCTAATTCCAACTTACCAAACCTTTCCCTAAACTTCTCATCTTTAGATTTCGCTTGAAGTGCTGCCTCTTTGTATTTGTCGTACAATTCATCAGCAACAGATTCGTCAGTAAGATCTTTAGCCATCTTGTACATACTCTCGGCGAGATCTGCTTCCAATTCAGCCTTCTTTAAATTCCAATAAGAAACAAGTCTTGTTTTACCTTTAGTTAATTTTTCTACTTTATCATCAACCTTAGCTATGTCCGCTTTTCTTTTCTTGTTTAAAGCTGTAAGCAATTTCTGATTCCTATCAATCATTCTTTCCAGCTTCTTAGCTTCAGCAGGATCGCTCTTTGTTTGAGCTTTCTTTACCTCCAGTGCATCTATATCAGTCTGGATATCATTCCAGTCTTTAGAATATTGGGTTTCTATGGAACTTATTTTGGAAAGCAAAGAATCTATTTTAGATATTGTACCACCAAAATTAGAGCTAAGCCAATTCATAATCTTATCAAGGCTAACATCCCCTTCATTTATGTTTTGTGATTCCCACTCTTTAAATTTTAAAAGCATCTTTAGGACAATTTTTTTATTAGATTTCCAATCTTTTTCAATGTGATGTCCGATTTCATATCCACAACATCTTTAGTAACACCAGATCCTGCATCATTTCCATCGGAAATAGCAGAGTTAATCTTACCAAATAAGCTAGTCAATGATGATTCATTGGAAATAGATTTACCCTTTGAAGAAATAACATCAGAGTAAACCTTAGAAAGGTTATCTAATGAATCCATCTCATTAGCTTTGGATTCGAGATCGTTTATACCCTTTGTTATTTTTCCAGAAGCTTTAACCTCCTCGTATGTAGGAGATTTTGAAATAAATCCCTTCATATCGCTAAGAATCTTGGACATTTGTGATTTAAGCTCCTTTATTCTATCCCTAGACTTTTCTCTTAGAGATATTATAACGCCCATATCATTTGCTGAGATTCTCTTTCTCAAAGCAGATACATCCTCAAGTTCGGAGTCTTTTATTTTCCCCTTAGTTTGTGCAGAGCTTTTTGTCTTTACTACAAAGGATTCTGCTTTTTTAGCAGCGTCTTCAAGATCCTTCTTTAGATCTTTTAGATTTCCAGCTTCAGCAGATTTCTGTTGTGCAAGTTCAAATTCAAACTTTGCAAGTTCGTATTTATCGTCTAAGAATCCAGCCTCGTAATATTCTCTCCTTCTTGGATTTTTACCTATTGTTTTCTCAAGAAGTTTCATCCCTTTATTGGTCTGCTCCTTCTTCATTTTAACAAAAGATCTATATTCCTTTCTCTTTCTTTCAATCTGTGTTTGAATTCGTGAAATATCGCTCCTAGAGGATCCGCTCTTTCTCAGCTCCTCTATCCTATCCTCCAGATCTAGGATTTCATCTTCCACATCATACTGTTTTCTAATGATCTCCTTTTGTATATCGAGATTTCCTTTCCTGATTGTGTCTATAACAGACAATCTGGAGAAAGGACCAAATAAAGCTTTAGAAATCGAATTTTTAAGAGTATCCAATGCCTTTCCCTCGTTTAATCCATAATAGTCCAGAAGCATTTCAGCTAACACCACCTGATCTACTTCTACCGAAAGATCCCTTTCAATAAGGAACTGTTTATGTGAGCTTATTTTCCTCATTATGCAACCATCACATTTATTCTATATATCCATGGACAATAAAAAAACCCCAGGCAAAAACCTGGGGTTTAATATTAGTGTGTACTAACTACTGATTAGGATAGACCTCCAGCAGGAACGTTCACGTGGAAACAGAAGTACATAGTTTCTGGGTGGAAACCAGCTTCTACTAGTGCGTAACGAGACTTAACCGCAATCTTAGGTGACATAGTACCTTCAGAGATTGTTTGGATAGACTCAGCCATCATGTAAGGCATGAACTTAAGTCCTGGTTCGTCGTCACCACCTTTTCTACCTACTAATACTCTGTTATCACCGAACTTCATGTTCTGATCAACATATACGGTCATACCAGCAAGAGAACCTACTGGGTAAAGTGTACCGTTGTTCTGAGTTAGAGTGTTAGAGAAAGGTGCGAAAGTGAACTGAGAGATGTCTTGCAATGCACTTGCAACGTTAGCGTTAGTAACGATGAAGTTAGCAGGACCTCTTCTTCCTCTGTTAGCAACCACGTTAGCAGATGCTAGAATTCTAGAGAATAGTCTTCTCTGTAGAGTTGACAAGTTCTCGTAAGTTCCTGAAGCAGGACCTGCAACAGAAGCGATAGAGATACCAGAGTCAGACTTACCTATGTAAGAAGGAATAGTGTAAGAACCAGCAGTACCACCGATAACGAGGTTTAGGTTCAAGTTCTGACCTTCTGTAGTCAAGAATTCGTCGTGGTTAGACCAACCAAGAGCGAATGCTCTAGATAGGATGTGCTTGTTAATAGCTTGAGATACCTCATTAACCAATGCGTTCTCGATCATAGAAATTACGTCGATACCGAATTGCTTGTTAAGGTCTTGGATCTGCTCAGTAGTTACTGAAGCAGCTACTTGGAAAGTATCAGCTTCGACGAACTTAGTGAACGTTGATAGACCCATTGATTGGTAGTAAGTGCTCTCACCAACACCTCTTAGCATTGGGTTGTAAGTCTTAGTACCATCTACGAATGGTCCTTGCCAGTCTTGGTCGTTGTTGAAACCAGCACCAGAGAATCCTTGGATGTGATCCTCAAGAGCTTTAACCAATTCTGCTCTCGCAGTTGTAGTACCAGCTTGGTTTCCATCTACTGCAGTACCAATTTTAGCTGCGTTACCATCAAGAACTGCAGAGATAGTCTCACCAGCAGTTAATCCCATAACTCTAAAGATTGGGAATGCATCGATTCTAGATAGACCAACAAACTCAGTAGTGATATATGCACCAGCTGAAGAAGCGTTAGTGATGTAGTAAGTAGTACCTACTGCAAAGTTAGCAGGATAACCTGCTGCAGGGGTTGTCAATTCTACCTTGATCATAGAAGGTGCAGTTGCAAGAGCTTCAGCAGATGTTGCGCCAGCAGATGCAGGACTGATTTTACCACCTGAGTATACGTAATCTAGGTAAGAAAGTACGCCAGTAGGACCTGACATAGGAATTACAGGAACGATATCGAATCCAACAGTCTTCGCAGCAACCTGAATTGCCAATGGAAGAAGTGAAGGAAACTTATCACCTGAACCTTGGTTAGCAGAGTTATAGAAAGCAGAATTTGCTTGCGTACCTACTGCAGAACCAGTGGAGTTATACCCACCTGGGTATGCGGGTGGTTGTACGGCACCCATACCGTTTACAGTTGCTAGTGACTGATATGCACCAGCAGACTCGTTTAATGAATGGTAGTGGCAGTACTTGCTCAACCATCCTTTTTTTTCAGCATCTTGAATACCGGCCTTCTGCTCGATGATAGGAGACCAGGTTTCGAAGATTTCTGCTTCGTTGATTAGTTTCATTTTACTATCTTTTATTTTTTTAGTTTTTAAAACTTACCTTCGAGCGACTTAGCGACCCAATTAAGGTAATCGTTTGAATACCCCTGAGGGTTAGTAGCCGTCTTAGGCTCTGGTGTTTCTTGGCTCTCTTGAAGTTTCTGAAGTCCTACTGGTTTAGCACCAAGCTGACGAGTTGACCAGAAGTTCTTGATCTGATAAGCAGTCTCTAAGTTATAGAAAGCTGATTGTGCAATTACTGATTGCTTTTGACTTTCATTTAGTGACTCCCAAATCGGAGAGTAATCTTCTGGCATTTCATCAATAAATTTGTGACCTGATGATCCTGCCAATGTTTCTTCTTCGGCTTCGTTGATTGCCTCATCTGCTTTTTGTGTTTGAGCAGTCGGCTCAACTTTCGTTTGTGCCTCATTTATATTTTCCTCAGTCTTTTGTGTTTTGACTGATTCAATTAGAGAATCAATCTTGCTTCCGAGATTTTCATAATCTCCAGCAAATCCTGATTCAACCAATTCAGTTTTAGATGCGCTTTCAGCATTTTCCCTAGCACTTTCGTTAAGTGTTGGCGAGTTTTCTGCTTTAACGCTTTCGTGTATAGCTTCAGTGTTAGCTATATTTCCATTTAGCTTTTCAGCTAAATAATCTGAGTAAGCAATACCTTTATTTAGGTTTTCTGCTAGGTACTCAGTGTAGTTTATTCCTTGATCTAGTTTTTCTGCAATGTACTCAGAGTAAGCTATTCCCTTATCTAAGTTTTCTGCTAGATATTCAGAGTAAGAAATACCCTTATCTAGATTCTCTGCCAAATACTCAGAGTAAGCAATGTTCTTATCAACATTTTCTGCTAAGTATTCAGAGTAAGCGATATTCTTATCAAGATTTTCAGCCACGTATTCTGTATATTGAATACCATCATCTAGTTTTTCTGCCAAATACTTAGAATAGTCGATAGTCTTATCAACATTCTCAGCTACATATTCAGTGTAAGAAATACCCTTATCAACATTTTCGGCCAAATACTTAGAATAAGAGATAGTCTTGTCTAGATTCTCAGCAAGGTACTTAGAATACGTAATGCTGCTATCTAGGTTTTCTGACAAATACTCACCGTACTTAATAGCACTTTCTAGATTTTCAGCAAGATACTCGGAGTACTTTTCTAGCTTAGCAACTCTTTCCTCCAAAGCTTTGCAATCTACAGATTCACTTTCGCTCTCGGAAACTTGAGCTTCTTGTTGTTTCATTTCAGAAATCTGCGTTTCCAGCTCATCCATCTTATTTTTCAAAAAGATAGAATACTTATTAAGCTCGTCAGCAGTAACATATTCTTTGTTGGCCTCCATAATGTTGGATTTATTTTTTTCTTGATTAAGGATTTTTTCGAATTCTTCGCTATTTTCAACTTTATATATCTTTACCCCAGATTCATTTTCTATACCTAGTGACTCATTTACACACTCTAAGTTGTTAACAACGGATTTTTTTGATCTTTCTTCAAATTCAAAAGCATCAAATCCAGCGCTTTCATAAACTCTCTCGAGTTGAGCGTCTTGGAAACCTGGATCTGCAACCAAATCATAAGTAAAGATCTTTTTGATCTGTACCTTCTTATCTGGACCTACATTTCCAGCTGCTCTAGAAGAAATAGAAAGAGGTATACCAGCATCAACTAATTTCTTAGCAATTTGTCCAGCTGGTGTGTCAAGCAAACGAACCTTAATGTTTAATACTCTTCCGTCCTTGTCATAAACAAGATCTTCTACAACGTGAGAAATGTTTTTAAGAGATACGTCGAATTTTTCAGGGTGATCTAATTCACCAACTAATCTCTTTTGTCCTATCTTATCCTTTAGGTACTCAAGGTGAGGTAGGTATTCACCTTCCTCGTATATTCTATTGTTATTATTCTCTTTCCCAAACTGAGCAGCAATACCTTTGAGTATATAACCACCACCATCCGAGTTACCGTCCTTTGAAACTGCAAGATTATTTTCTTGCTTTTCAAGGATGAAGAGAAGGTTCCCATTCAATAAAGACTCGTTCATTTCTTGACTTTGCTATTATTTAACTTTATATATCCATTTTCTTTTTCAGAAAATTTGACGTTTTTTTATCAGGAGAAAGATATACCATCTTCTACAGACTCTGCAAATTTTAAAGCAGATTCAAATCCTTGCTCCCCTTTCTGTAAAACCCTTCTCCTATCACCAACTTTTGCAAACCTGTTTTTCAAAATTACCTTTTTAGGTTCTCCCTCATTATCATACCTAACCTTTACGCTAGTTATGTTTTTCCAATCATCGATATTAAGTTTTTTCTTCAAGCTAGAGTTTGCAAATTCATCAAAGATGTTAATGCCACCTTCCATTTCTCTATCTTTAATAGTTAGGGATCCTGATTTGCTTTTTATTTGAACATCGCCTCTTTGTGTTCTTACCATTTTAGATGATGGTTCATCGACGTCTTCGATATCAATTACTTCAGGGTCATCAATCTCATCTTCCTTATCATCCTTTTTTTCATCATCCTCTACTGGAGGTACGTATGTTTTCAATCCAAATCTAGGTTCTTCAATAGCATCCTCCGAAGCGGATTCAACCAGGATTGGCTGATTTGGTTTAGGATCCATACTTTGCTCGCCGATTATAAAGTAGTTAAACTGATCAACATCTTCATTAACAGTTGGGTCGACAAAACTTATTCTATTAACTCTATATGCTAATACTGGTATTTGACTATATTCTGTCTCGAGTGGAGATGCAGCAGAAAGAGAGGTTAGCAAATCTTCCTCGTAAGTATTCCCTTCTGTGGATTCAGTGGATTCTGTACTCTCAGCATTTTCTGTATTCCCATCTTCTTCTGGAGAGTTTTCGTCTTCTTCCATTATAGGATTAGCTCTATTTGAGAAGTCGTTGAATGATAATACCTTGCTTTCATTTACCAGGTGCGAATAATCTAGACCGGGACTAGCAGATTCCTCAACAGCACCAGCTGCACCAGGAACTAAATCCTGTAGGACTGTGTCACTTATCTCATTTTCATTTACAAGGGTTCCAGTTACATTTACATCGTTTCCGTCCTTGTCTGTGTAATGGAATTGATAATCCTTTCTTGCTCCGCTTGGTACGTAAATTGGGCTATCAGGGCTCTCTTTATAAGCCTCTTTCATTTCGGTCCATGTTGAGTATCCAACAAAGGATGTACCAATTGTAAGTTCAGTAATATCAGGAATAACTATAGTTTGGAATTCCAGATCATCATTATCAAATGTTCCTCTTTCAAATTTATCATTGTTAGCAAAAGACAGTAGTATAAGGTCGTTATCCTTCATAGCCTTTTCAAACATTTCTGAGTTTACTTGAAGCATTACAAAAACTGACCTATCATCAAACTCACCAAGTTTGACCAATTCCATAGTTGTTCTAGTATCATCCTTAGACATAGTTAAGATATCCAGGATATATTCACCCCATCCTGCACCACCGTCGCTAGTCCAGCAAACGGTTATTGCCTTTCCTACAGGAATATTTTTAGGATTAAAACTTCCATATGCAAAGTCCTCAACTTCACCGTACCTAGGTGCTTGTTTATCACTATACCAATTCCATAGTTGATTAATTCCAGAACCGACTGCCTGAGCTGCTAGCAAAATCCATCCGACTGGATTAGAAGCTTCAGCAGCTACAGCTGAGCTTGCACCAGCAGCTACAGCTCCTCTACCAGCTACTGCTGTTGCCGCTCTTGCTCCGCCTTGAGCTACCAGTCTTTGTGCTGCTGACTTAACGGATTTTTCTGCTGCACCTTTTAAAAGAACATTTCCAGTTGCTCTTGTAGAGTAAGCTAATCCGCCCTCAACAAATGCACCGGAAGGTAAGGTAATTCTAGCAGCATTTGCAACTGCTTGTGCCCCTGCTCTTCTTGTAAAAGCTCTTGTAGCAAAAGATCTAACCGTGTTCCAAGCAGGTGCTCCTGCAGTTCTTGCACCGGCAACAGCGCTATGAATTCTTCTAGCCCTTCCGAGCGTACGGTAAATACCACGTGCTCCTTTTAAAAGTTGCCATCCTAAGAACAGAGACCCAGCTACTTGAGCTACACCATAAAGTGCCGCAAGACCTGCACCTCCAATTGCTACATCTTTAGCAAATTCTGCGACCTTGTCCATGAAATCCTTAGTGTCCTCTACTTCACCCAATGGGATGCTGTAATCAACCTCAGCTATAATGATACCGGCAGAATCCCCAATTTTCTTTATTCTCAAAGCCTGTCTTGCCTCTTGAACTGGGTCACCGCTCTCGGTCATTGGATCGACAACAACCGCATATTCCTTATCATCTTCGAGATCTTCCATCTTTAAGACGTCTTTAAGCTTTCCTTCTTTTGAAAGTTTTTCTAAAGCATACCCGAGTTTAATAAACTTCTTAGCAGCATCTCTAGATCCAGATGTGCTTTCTGCTTCTAACATTTTTACATAATCAGAAAAGGAAGAAACCTCACCGTTTTTCCATAAACTCTTAGCCTGGTGGGAAACGTATTCGGTAACAGGATTTTTAGCAGTTACTATACCTTCTAAAATTTGCTCAGCCTTATCAAACCTCACGTCATGAGATTCAGCTTTCCATTCTCTTGGGTTATCTTTTAGCCACTCATTCCACTTGTCAGAATATGCCCACCATTGAAAATCATTAAGGTCAGTTTCTTCGCCCTCTAAATCAAGAGGAACCGACATGATTGGGAAAATGTTCTCGTCTTGGTTTTCTGGGAGGCCGTTCATGCTCCCATTATATTCAAGGCCCTTTCTAAATACTAGTATCATGCTATTCTAATAAAGTTTTTACTCTGAATAAATTCTAGCGTAAGCTTTTGAAATTAAATCTATGAGCTTACTTATATATCCCTCGTTTCTTAGCATTTTAAAGGCGAGGTTACCTATCGAGAATTCTCCGTCCTTTGAAAGTCCGTCTTTTCTCATTTTCTGTATCTTCTCCTTCAGCCTAAGAAGTCTTTTATACATCTCCTTTGCATCTTTGGGAAGTGATGCAGAAATAACAAGCTTTGATTCCATTTGATTAATCTCGGATGCTAATCCATCAAACTTCTTTCTTACATCTTGCTCGTCTACCTCCGGGGGATCAAACTTTGGTTTTCTAATCCACTTATCATTAAGCAGGGAATAAAGGCCAGAAGCTGTATGTGGCTCGTGTATATTCTGGAGATAAAGCTCAACGTCATGGTTTCTAATAACAACATCATGTCTTAGATTCCAAACAAACCTAATACCATCAACTGCTGCTTTTACCATCTCTGGTTTTGACTTTACCTTATTAAAGTCAACCAGCACGTGAACATCAAGATCTGACTTATCTGTATAGTTAAAATTAGCTAGTGATCCAGTGAGTTGTATATCCTCGATAGGTAGGTCTCCCAATAGATCACTATATTTTTCATAGAAGTCTTCGGCTATCTTAAGCAGCTTTTTTCTTACTAGCCTATCAAAGACCCATTGGGTTTCACCATTCTTGTTTTTGTATTTGTCCCAGAACTTTGGATTTAGTTCATCGTTATAAAAAGAACCAATCTTATCCTCATTTAAAACAAATCTGTTAAAATCTAAAACTGCGCCCACAAAAAAGGGATTATTTGGACTTTATATATCCAAACAATCCCCGAAGGAAATAGAAAAAGGAAATTCTATGTTGCTACTTTGTTTAGGACGTCTATTACGGTTTGGACATCCCTTTCACAATATTCTTTAATCTTTTCAAAATCTCTATCATTCCAGTAGGCTTCACTAACCTTAGATCCGTCCATATCACCCTTAGGGGAGTCAACTCCTAACGAACAAGCAAGAAGGTCTAGTGAAAGGTACTTTTGGTGCGACCAACTACCAAATGAGAAAACCTCCGACGTATCCAAATATGGAATCTCCCATGGCTTTTTGTCCCAAATAACAAGGTTTTGTGGAAGCACAGGAGAACTTAGTTTATAAATCATCCTCTTACCAAGGCAGGGAATATCAAAGCCCTTTATATTATGTCCTGCGAGCTTCATGTTCTTAGCAAGAGCATTATTAAAAACCTTAGCAGTCTTCATGAGAATATCTTCCTCGTCCTCTCCGTAGAAGGAAGTCATACGAAACTGCCCATTCTCTTGATGTACACCAAAGGACACACAAACTACTTTTGAAAATTCCGGCTCCAGAGTTGCTTTTTCTTTATAAATCTCAGAAGTAGCAAGTCCGTTCATATCCTCGTATACAGTTCTGTAGTATTTTGCTCTCTTTTTCCAAAGTTCCGCTAGTCTAGGATCCACCTCAGACAGGGTTTCAAAATCAGGACAGCCTGTTGCAGTCTCAACATCTAAGAAGAGACAATTCTCTAAAATTCTTTTATCTATCATATTCTATTCTTTTCCATTTTGGGTCATACCAGAACATCCTCCCACCTCTGTCTTTAATTTTGAGCATATGTGGATTTCCATAGCATAACATAAGATCTGAAACTGATGAAACCTCCCCAAAAGGGTTTTTCCAGTCCTTTATAGTACCACCACCAATTTCATAAACTTTAATTGGGATGTCCCGACAGAGTTCAAAAAGCTCCCATGTATTCCTCTTTATGTAATCTCGTGCAGGAACAAACGGATCCTCATCGGGTATTCGAAACAATATTTCAGCTCTAAGGTAATTCCCAATCCCATTGAAATATCTCTGATTCATTAAAACCTCGTAGATAGGATGATCAAAAGCAAGTTTATGTAAATTCTTCAATATATTGTTACAGAACAAAAAATACTCGGTGGTAGGATCTGGGCCTCTATCTTTATTCCAATCTCCCCATTTCCATTTACCAAATCTACGAACGTCAACAAAGGCTAGGTGTCCTCCATTTTTAGCATGGAAAAAAAGATGTGTGTGCTTAATGCTTTCCCTTGGATTTGCCCATTGAAAATGCCCTCCCATACCCATAGTCATCATTAGATTACTTGTTCTATCTGTTTGTGTAGATCTTAACACCAGTTTAATTTCCTTTCCTCTACTTTGGGATTCTATTGTAAAATCCTCACCAAAGTCAATTTCATTCCACTTGTGGTCCGGGTTCTTACTAATGTGAGTAAAGGCTTTATTCTCAGATGCTAGATTTACAAAATCCGAGGTTAATTTCAATTCAGCTAATTCCGGCATATTTAGAATTTAGACAAAACTAAGCAAAGGAAGCGTACAATAAAAATTATTTCTTTCCAATTTTGTTGATTACCATTGGCTTGAAAGAAATCGAATTAGCCAAGTAATGCATACACCCATTCAATCCTGTTGGGAGATCTATGATGACATCTATTTCTAAACCAAAAGTTGGTATTCGATGTCTTAGATAATCAGAGGGTGCTGGGGAAAGGGAAATACCATTCTCATCAACCTCGGAGGATTCAGAATGCATAAAAATAGGTACCTTTCCTTTAACCCAAGTTGAAACCGCTAGAAAGTAAGCCTCCCTAGTAGAAAGGCTACCAGCATTAAACTGATGTGGTAAAAATCTAAAAACTATAGGGATCCCAATCCTGTAAAATATCCCACTTAATAAATCGGTTACAGAAAAAAGGCTTGGCTTCTCGTCATTACACACCGAAAGCTTTTCACCTATTGAACTCTCAAGCCCTTCTATCACATCACAAAATCTTTCCATAGTAGGCTTCCTTGCACCATAAGCGCTACCAATCCTAAGAATTATAGACGTTTCCCTTACACCAACCTGGTCAAGGAATACAGATAGGGATTTTAAGACTTCTTTTGTGCCAGTTACAACTTCAGGAATTTGACTCCCCAAAAAATAGTAACTTGGCAGGAAGAAGAAAAGACGATGTCGATTTGACTTCAAAAATTGGAAAACTTCCCAGATAACATCAGATTCCTGGCTACCGTCCTCGATGACGGAAAAGTCCAAAGGATGGAATCCTTGTTCTACCTCTATACAGGTAACAGATATGCCTCTTTCTTGATTTTCTGAAACTAGTCCCAACACAGTTTCGGCAAAAATAGACACGTCCTTGGTCTTTGGACCAATTACCTTGCTAGTATAACCTATCCGATTTAAATTCCTGCCTAGTATCATCAAAGTGTTTTAGCAGGCAAACGATCAAAAGTTTCTAACTTCCAATAGCTTCGATTCCAAGCTTAGTGTTGTTGTATACCGTAGGAGAATTGTAAACACCAGAGGGCATAGTATCTAGTTTAAAGTGGGATATTATTTGCTTGTGTCCTTTATCCCCGTTATCAATAAATTCAACGGAGTCTGGGATAAGCTCCAAAACCTCCTCGCTATCTTTACCTTTCGAGTGAACCTGTACGAAGTACTTATAGGACTTGTTATCTGGGGTTCTTTCCGCCCTTACGATCATTCCCGCAACTTTGTCTTTGGAATCTACAGGAATACCTATAACTAAATCACCAACCTGAAATTGAGACCCTCTTACATTCCTTTTTTGATTTGGATCAGGACCAACAGAAACTGAAAGATCCTTGTAGGGTTTATACTGAACCTTAAAGATACCATTAGCTCCACCATATCCATAAGTGTCACCAAATACACCAACATCAAAAAATTCATTTATAGTTTTAATATACCTCAAGGTTTGAATTTATTTTATCTATTTATCTGTTGTTGACTCAGAATTATTTGAATCCAAGACTTCCTGTATTTTTCCAGCAAGTTCATAGTTTTCAGATTTTAAAGCTCTTTTAAGCATTTTTGTTAGAATTACCTCTTCACTTGATAACTCATCCCCGTTTACTTCCGGTCTAGCATCAACAGTCAAACAAATCCTTTGGGGAGAAAAGATTACCTCCAATCTAGAATCAACTTTAAATTCCTCCAATTCCGCCTCGGTCAGGTCATCAACCTCAGGATCTTCAAACATTATATCCCAATCTTGATTAAACCAGAATAGCATCCAAGGGCCGTAAGAAAACTTAGAAATATCATTATTGATTACAAATCTTAACAATGCTTTTAGTTCGCTCTTTACATCATTTTTTGTAAGATCTTCGCTAAAAATCTTTCTTTTCAATCCAGGTATTACCTCACTCCCTTCACCAATACCAAATTTGAAGGCCTTGTGTATTTCGAAAATTGTGTCCCAGTCTAAATTCTGAATTACCTTTTCTATAAGTTTTCTGAAATCCTTTCTCATATCATGTCCATTAGGAGCGTATATGTTATATATCGAACCTACTTCTTTGTCATATCTAATTGTTCCTTAATTGATTCCATCCACTGTTGATATTTTTCTGGGTAAAACTTCTTAAGGTCCACTAATTCTCTCCTGGATATTTCAAACCTATTCATAACAAACTTTTCAACATCTGGCGAAGCTTCGTAGTTCGTATTAGCAGCCGAACCTTTTTTGCTTTTTTTAGTTTTCGTAAATATCCATCCTGGAATTTTGGTGTAGTGCTTGCTTAGGGTTCCGTGCCACCAATCAACTACAGGTCTTGGTAAGATTTTAGTGTGATTGAATTGGTCTGCCTGTATCGGGAACTGGATTGACATAATCCTATTAATCATGAAAAAATTTCTCACCTTATCATTTCTAGAAACCTTATCCCAGTCCTGATCTTTTTTGAATATGGTTTTTACTACGTCAAAAAGCTCCATTAATTAAAGTCTTTAAATGGGTCAAACTGGCTGGGAGCATTTTGGGAACTTACCCAATTTGTCCCTTCAATTATCTTAACCCTGTCTAACGTTATAGACTTTTTCTCCAAGGATATTCCTCTCTTTAGCTCCTCTATAGTTCCACTAATAACTTCAGAGGGTATAACAGTTTTATCCAGCCACATAAGTTTATAGTTTCTCCTTAGGTTGTTAGCTGCTTTCTCCCTGTTTTCCTTACTGTCTATATCCTTCAGTAACCTAATGCAATATCCAGCAGTCCATTCCAAAAATTCATCATCGTCAATTAAATCAGAAAAAGGCAGCTTTGCCCACTTAGTGGTTTGCAAGGATTCCAATACAACTTCTGCCTTTTTTGGGGTAACCCTCTGGATTCTAGAACCATTTTTTACCTCCCAAATACCAGGTACTGCATCTCCTTTATCACCAACGAGCATCTTTACAAAAACAAAATCCCGGGGGGATATCTCATTAACATCCACCTTCTTTTTAAACTCCTTAAGCTTTTCCTTATCTGGGTCCATTATGCTTCCCATGTCAAAAACAGATGCCTCAGAGTTCTTATTTAACCATTTCTCTTCCCACCCTTTGGGAACTGAGAGTATATTATTTTTGGAATTAGCGTTCCACACAATTGTCCAATTGTCTTGCTTCCACCTTGCAAGCTGATGTAGATCTTTGTCACCAGAGATTATGATACAATTTTCACCCTTCGAGGTTAGATAATCAGCCCAGAAATATAACAAATCGTCACCTTCAGCTCCATTTACCTTAGAAAAAATAAATCCCATTTTTTCCAAATGTTCCCCGTAAGAAGTAAGGAGGTTAAAAAATACGCTCCAGTCAACCTCTTCATCCTTTACCCTATTAGATTTATAACCACCACCCTCAATCTCAACATCCTTCCTCCAGCTTCTACTATCAGCAGCAAAAACTAACCTACCACCAGTTGGGATAGATCTTAAAGAAGATGTAAGATCAGTTGAAATCTTGCGAATGAACATGGATTGCTCATTGGAAGTTCCGAGGATATCCATGGGATTCTTATTTCCATATCCACCAAAAACACCAAAGGTCTTATGGAAGATATAATTGCCATCTATAAGTATATTAATCATTTCTATAAAAATTTAAATTTCCAAATTCACCAATATCCTTAAAATAAGGGTCTGTAATTCTAAAATCATAATCAATAAAATCCTCAAAGTCATTATAATCAGCTTCTAATCTCCTTTCGAGCTTATCTGCATCATTCCTTTTAGATAACCTAGATCTCCTTGTTTTTTCATCAATATCTAAGTATAGTACAACGGATTCTTTTCTATCCGCAGGCTTCATAGAAAGAAGTCCAGAGGGGGTCATAATAAACAGGTTACTAGCATTGAATTCATCCAGGGAGGTAAGATAAATCCACCCGTTAAAAATTACGTATTCATAGTAATTACCAGATCTAATAAACTCCTGATGTGCGGTATCTGAAGATATAAAATGATAATCTTTACCGCTTACCTCTCCTTCCCTTGGGGGCCTAGTGGTGTGGGAAACACAATACCTAAGTCCCCTTCCCTGTAGTATTTTTCTTAAGTGATCCTTACCAGAGCCACCTTTACCAACTATTATAAGTCTCTTCATATTATTTCCAAAAAACCTGTATGATGATAATCATTAAAGCTAGTAAAAGGCAAACAAATGTTTTTAAATTGACACCCTCACCTAAGATTATCCAACTCCAAAAAGAAACAACAAAAGCACCGATAGAGAATTGTATTAATCTTACTTTCCACACACTTTCCCATGCTGCGTATCCTACTCTAGCTCCATAGACAAAAAGTATAGATAGGACAATTCCTAAAATCCCAATGTTAAACCAGGTGTTGTTTCTAAACCAATCCCACCTAACTTGAGAAAATTGTTGGAACCAAGCTCCCGACTGTGCTAAAGCAATAATTAAAAAAAATATTAAACCCTGTTTATTCATCCACTTGGTTCTCTATCAAATCAAACTTTTCTAAGGCTCTACCCTCGTCAGAAATTGCCCAAGCCCATTTACCAAAATCCTCGTTACCTGGGAATATCTCCCTTTCATTGAGCTGAATTCCAAAAACAATCTTTGGCTTATCTATTTTTCTTTTAAATACCTCGTAAGCAACAGTAATACCACTATCTGGTTCTGTTTGCTCATACATAATGGCTTTTTCACCTCTTTTATAAAACTTATAGAGGTAAGTGTTTTTTCGAATCTCTTCTGGTAATAAATCCATTAGTCTATAAATTTTTGTATCTTAAAAATGAGGGAAAGTAAACTAACAACAGGATCTATTACCAACTGTCTTTGGGCCTGATGATGAGCAACCTCAACTACCACAGCAGGTACGATATTTGAGTGAGATGATTTATTCTTCATAATCCATTGAATAAACTCCTCCCCGAGTGCTGCCATTACGTCATCAACCTTTGATGAGTATTGACCAACGATTATTTGGTAATTTCCTATTGGATCTTTAGATGTAAATATCATATTATAAAGATCCTCGTAAGACCATCCAGAATCTCGTACCCTTGATATATCTATCTCTTTAACTCCCTCAATCACCCAAGATTGAATACGGTTAAGAGAAGATCTAAGATCTGGGAAGTACTCCTTCTCAAACTCATCAAGTGAAGCATCATCTATTGAAATAGAAAGTTTGCCCAGAATTAGCTTGATTCGGGATCTCCATTCTGTCCGTATCTTCTCTTCCTCCGCTTGATTTATCGGATCAAAGTTAATTACCTCAAATCTGCTTTGTATAGCATCTGGTACTTTATTGAGCCAATTACAAGTAGCTATGAACCTTGTATTAGAAGCAAATTTTTCTATTGTACCTCTAAGAGCCTTATAAAATTGATCGGAAGCACCATCAAACTCATCAAGGACAACAACCTTTTTAGAAGACTTACCATCCATAATGCTCATGGTGGAACAAAAGTCATTTATCTTTGTTCTGATAGTGTCTACTGAACTCTCATCAGAAACATTTATAAAGATGTGCGGGAGACCGTTCGAAAGTATCTTTGCCAGAGTGGTTTTCCCACATCCAGGAGATCCTGCTAAAAGTACATTGTGATTTAGTCCCTTATTATCAAATAAAGACCGGATCCTATCAGGGAGGATCATGTGTCTAATTTCTTTCGGTCTTAACTTCTCAGTAAGGAGTTGGTCTATCATAAAAAAGCTCTTTATCCTTGTACAGAAAAAAGAGCCTTAAGTTTCCCATTTAGAACAAGTTAGACATGTCGTCTGGGTCGGATTTATCGTTCCTAATTTCTATAAACCTGGGTAAGAAAAGACTTCGATTTTCGTGCTTATCCGTAATTGTTACGTTATACTGCACAGCTGCAATCTTACCTATAAGATCATTCGGATTTTCGCTTAGTATTTCTAGATCTTTATCAGTAAATCCAGAACCAATTTTTACGTTGAGAGTTTTTGATTTATCAGTGCAATCCAGTCCACCTATAAATCCCTCCCTTTTACCCTCGCCTGGATACCACCCAACAACTTCGAGATCACAATCGTTGACCTCTTTAAGTTTTATCCAACTTTTACTTCTTTTACATTCATAGAGGTGGTCGTTTTTACATATAACTCCTTCTCCACCTTGATTTACAATGTCTTTATAAATGACCAAGGTATCCTCCATAGAATCCACCTCCCACATCTGACCTAACCTAATATTTGATCCCTCTGGTAGAAGGTCCAGCGTTTCTGATAGCTTCTTTCTCCTTTTAATATAAAGAACAGAGCCCCTTCCTTTTTCGAGTGTTGAATTATCCTCCATATCAAACACATTAAAAAGGAAATTTGCATCTATATTGTCTGGGGCTGTGCCTTTAAGAATCTGTGTCACCTTTCCCGAAACAGACTTTCTGTTTAAATCTGTTAACTCGCCATCATAGAAAATAGCAGTATGTCCAGCTGCATCAGAGATAAGGGAAAGATCCTTAGCAATGTTACTAAGCTTAGAGGCATCCAACTCATTAAAAGCACGAGTATAAAAAGAGAATGATCTATCAGGATTCATCATGGCAATAACACGAACACCGTCGTATTTCTCCTCGCAATATATTTTATCCCACTTTTCAATTTCCTCCTGCTTATCCGTAGCTAACATTAAAGAAGGATCCGGAATGATTTCCTTCCCGACAGCTTTGTTTATAAGCTTTGCGCCAATTCCTACATTCATTCTCTTAGTGAGGATCCTCATAAGCATCTTTCTTATTTCGAGATCCTGATCTGGGTATTGCACAAAAGAATGGTCCAGTAAATCTTGCGCCCTTCCTCTCAATAAATCATTGGCTGCTGGAGCATTCTTCAGATCCTCTATGAGAGAAACAAAGGAATCCCAAAATGAATCGGGATTTGCTGAATAAATTCTCACTGGTTGCTCCTCTGAGAGGTCTAGTTTGTGTAGTTTGGTTGTTACAAATGGATTAAAACAGATATCCAGAATATAAGACATCTCCTCGGTGAGATTTTGTGAGATCAATCTCTGTTTCTCCTTTTGTGAACCGTTACCTGTAAGTTCTTCCAGCTGGCAAAATATTTCTAGCTCTTTAAGCATATCAGTGTATTTTAAACAAAACTAAGCAATAAGAACGCAAATAAAAAAAGAATCCACAGCAAAGTGGATTTAATTAGCTAAAAAATTGAGACGGATTATTATATCCTAAACGAAGAATCTGGTACTGCTACCCCCTTTTTATTTACCACATTTGCACAAGCGCTATTAGCAAATTCAATAGATTCACCAGTATTACCAGTAGATAAGTACTTCAGCGAAAAGGCAGATATAAAAGTATCTCCAGCACCACTTACATCGATGGTATCCTGTGGATTTGAACTTGGGTAGATCTCTCCGTTAAACATAGCACCATTGGAACCTAGGGTTATTATAAACTTCTCTGGGTACTTATCCGCCAGGTCCTTGTTGTTTTCATATTCTATCTCATTCAGTTTAACGAATGTTATTTCCTGTATAAGATCTTCAGACAATTTCTTCTTACTATCCATAAGAACCAAGCTGCCCTGATTAGCTATTTGCTCTATATGAGATGTGGTAAGAAATCCCTTGTTATAGTCGCTGATTATTACCAGATCAGACTCGTTAATCGTACCTCTCTTTCTAGAAGACATAAAGGAAAAAGAATCCATTGGAAAACTTTCGCCCTCGTCAACCCGAACAATCATATGGTTACTCTTCTTCTCAACGAACCTAATTTTCTCTATCTTATTAGCCTGATGCCAATGAACAACCTCTATGTCATCACTTAAAGAATTCAGGTTATCCACGACGTTCCCCGCCATCCCATTATTTTCTACAATTTCGATTGGGTTAAAAACAGGAACTGGAGCTTCTGGGCACATTCTACTTACCTCTCCGTAAACAAACCGATCTATACAGAGTTCACCTACTACTAAAACCTTTAACATAAAAATTGATTTAAGAACCTTACTTATTTATAGTGTGAAACTATCTGAAGATTCCTCCTCACCTCCAGCTTCCTTAGCCTTTTCCTCGGCCTTTTTCTGCTCCATCTCCTTATACTTCTCGTTTTTCTTATACTCGTCCATCGTAAGTCCAAGATACCTCTTTATTAGGAAATTCTTATCAAAATAAGGTTCTTCCTCTTCACCAATCTTCTGCTTCATCTCACCAAGATCATTTACAAACTGTGCTCTCTTAGTATAATTCTGAAGCTGTATAAATTCTTCAAAAAGATTCTCCCTAACATAAGTTAGGCCTAAATTTGATTTAAAAGATCTGTCCTTAGATAATTCAGGAAAATCAAGACACATTTGTATATACAAGGGTTTCACCAATATTTCTTGGAAAATAGATCTGAGCCTTGTTAGGAATTTCTCAAATCTAATCTCATCCCTTTCCAATTGGTCGATGCTAATTTGATAATTAGCAGGAGTTCCGTTTCTGAAAGCAAACCTTGCATATGGTATCTTTGAATCCTGTTTAAGCTTATTGTAGAAATAAATTACGTTATCCATTACATTGAAATCAGGACCATTAGGATCTAATGTTTCAATTTGGGGAGATTGCCCATCTTTTTCCGGAAATAAGTAGTTCTTATAGAATTGAACCTTCGGTCTACCATTTACAGTGAGTTCACCCGAAGAATCGTTTATTTCCATTTCTTCCTTGTAAATAGACATAAGCTGTCCCAATGTCTGCATTGCCTTTTGTTGAGATTGGGAACCCACAGGAATTACAAATTTTAGTCTGTATGATGCATTCATAACATTCCATATAACCCTGGTGTTTTCCATGATTCTTAGAATATTATAGGATCTAATTAAACGTTCTACATAGCTTACCCTAGATATAGTATTACCCTTTGCGTAAGAAATATAGATAACCTGCTCGCTTTTAAGATTTCTGGTCATCTTGCTATCACCAGGATACTGAATCCATATTTGTTGATACTCACCATTTGGTTGAGGTTGTGTAGCAGGTTGCAATGAAGTAGGGTCTAGCTCTTTAAAACCAACTATTTTTTTACCGTCGGTGGAATATACGATTTCAAAAGCAAGAAATCCATCTATAAGAAATTGCTTAAAATATTGCCAAGCTAGTATTCCCTGTTGAAAACCAAAAAGCATATACATGTTTCTATAGTTTTCGTCTAGTTTATCTATAATATTAGGCTTTAGGTCTATATTAGAAAGAGATGGATACCCAATAAAATTCTTGTCATCATAATTTATAGCATCGTCTGTAAGTGTATCTAAGATAAAATCAATTTCGCCGTTAAGGGAAAATTTCCTAAGGAAGTCTCTTTTGCCTAAATAGTCCTTATCGAAATATGCTATATACTTTCTTACCTTAGTATCTTGATAACCAAGAGTCCAATAAAAAGCATTATTCTCAGTGAATCCTGTACCTTGCTCATTAAAGAAATTAGATTCTGTAGCACCAATAGCTTGGGAGTTACGAATAACCATGTCTTCGTACTCCATACCAAATCTCCCCACCTTGGATAAATTCTTATAAAGATTCCCAAGGAAAGATCTTTCTGCTACGTAATCTAAAAATCCTGCCATCCTTTATTACTTATTCTTGAGGAGGGGCTTCCTCCGTTGATTCCTCTGCGGGTTCCTGTGCTTCATCTTCATCCTTTTCTTCTTCAGCCTTTTTAGCTTCTTCTTCCTTCCTTTTTTGAATCGCCTCCTTATTACCTTTAATATCATCAGCATTCATACCCAGATGGGATTCAATTAAATAAGCTAAAGAGAAGAAGGGCTCACCGGAGTCGTCGGTTAAAGTGTACATGCCATCTATTTGCTCCTTCTTTTTAAGCATGGTTTCTATCTCCTGGTTTATCCTAAACGGATTATCAGAAACAAATTCCAAGCCCAACTGACTCTTGAACAAATAATCCTTCTCCAGCTCGGGGAAGTCTTTACACATCTGTATCCAAAGTGGCTTAACAAGGACATCTTGGAAAATAGATCTAAGCCTAGTAATAAACTTGGCAAATCTTATTTCTTCCTTATCAAGTCCTTCAGCGCCATTTGAATAATTTCCAATCGATCCGCCGTCAGGACCCTGGAATCTAGAAAAAGGAACCTTCGATTCTTGAACCAGCTTGTCATAAAAGTAAGCAAGCGGTTGAGGGTCGTTAAGGTTTGGTCCAGCATTATTTATAGGCTCTATAGTTGGAGTACCATTTACACCAGAAGGCATAAGGTAATTTTTGTAGAACTGTATTTTAGGTCTACCATCTACAGTTAATTCCCCGCTCTCATCATTAAACCTAATATCTTCTTTGTAGATACTCATCAATTCACCTAAGGTCTGCATTGACTTTTGAGGTGACCTCGATCCAATTGGTACCGTCATCTTCATTCTAAAAGATGCGTTCATTACAGACCAAATAACCCTGGTGTATTCTATAATTCTTAGAATGTTGTAAGGCCTAATAAGTCTTTCAACATAACTAACCCGAGAAACTGTATTACCTTTGGCAAAAGAAATATAAATAACCTGAGAATCATAGAGCATCCTTCTCTTGTTAATATCATTAGGATACTGATACCAAACATTTAGATATGTTCCGTCTGGCTGTTTTTCAACAGAAGGCATTAGAGTTGTAGCATCTAATTCCTTAAATCCTATTATCTCCTTACCCTTGTCATTATATACAATCTCAAAGGCAAGGAATCCATCAACCATCAATTGCCTGAAGTATTGCCAAGCACTTATATCATCAGTAAAGCCGAACATGTCGTACAGCTTTTTAAAGTTTTCGTCGATTCTATCCTTTACTTTGTCCTTTACGTCAGTTAAGTTTAGGAATGCAGGATGTGCGAAGAAGTTTTGGGGATCGAAAGTTATAGCTTCATCACAAACGGTATCCAGGATGTACTCAATTTCAGGATTTAAAGCAAACTTTCTTAGATAATCCCTTTTACCAGCATAATCTTTATCATAATAACTAATAAACTGCCTGGTTGTAGTGTCTTGCCTTCCTAAAGAATAAAGCAAGCTTTCATCGTCAATAGCTTGCTTTTTCATGAACTCAGCTTCTATCGACCCGATAGCTTGCGAGTTCTTAATCACCATATCACCATATCTCATACCAAAGTTACTAAGAGACTTTACAGACTCTCGTATTCTCTGGAATATTGGGCTTCCTTCTTGATTTTCGTTAAATCCGGCCATTTATAGTAATATGATCTAGTTTTTGTATTAGAGACTAAGCATTTAATTTCGATCTATAATCATTATATATCCCACTGGTAGATTGACCCTCTATCCTAAAATCGGAAATATATGGGATTCTGACCCAATCCTCATAATCTACAACGCTCACTTCTGCTATAAAATCCCTCTTAAAGCCCGTTAAAGATGTTTTCCACCCAGTCCCGCTTAGGAGCCTGTCAAAAGATTGAGTAATATTTCTTACCGGAGCTTGAGAGGAGTAAGGAAGCTGGGAATTTTCCTTAAATAGGGGAAAGTACTGTTCCCATAATTTGAATAAAATGTTCCCTCTATAGTCGGGAGGAATAACATTAAGATCTAGAGAAATCAGAATATCAGAACCGTTATGTCTTTCCTTCTTTACAAACATGAATATTGGAGACCTATCTATGAATGGATGTTTTTCAGAAACCATTGTCTTGGTTTTATATGAAGCTGAATAAATTTTCCCAGGTATAAAATTTCCATCAAATTTCATATTACCACCATCACCGCCTGGGCCATACTTACCAAAAAAGTATCTGTTTGAATCGGTCGAAACCTGAGAGACCGAACTAGATCCATCCCTCAAATCCTTTATCTGCTCTTCAAAGGATTTCACTTGCTCTTAAATAAAAAATTCTCATCAACCACGCCGAATTTATAGCCTCTAGCATCTGCCCATCTCTGAGCCGCTTTAAATTTTGCTTGGTTGGTAATCCATATTTGCATCTTGTGATTATAAGACTTAAGCTTTTTGAGTGTGCTATTTCCCTCTAGAATCGGTCTCTTAAAGTGCTTTTCTGGCTTTACCTCTATTATCCAATCCTGTGTTTGTCCATCATCTTTAAGGACCTGCATATAAAAATCCACATTATACTGATGCTCTTTCTTATCTAATGGATTGTAATAAGGAATTGATATAGGTTCAGAACTCCATTTAAGGATTTTTTCATTATTGTCACAATAGCGACAAAATCTAAATTCCCACGAGGATCTACATATTATGTTATGAACGTCGCCGATATATTTGTCTGGGTTTTGAGCTACATATAGTCCAGACTTATAATCCCCGTTGGGTTTTATTTTTTTTATATCCGGCATTTCTACACATTATACGTATTGTCATCTCCGGTTATGTATGAAAAAGGAATAGTTTTTGGAGCTTTTGGTGGATGTATTTTTTTCCATCCTTTAGCAAAACCATTTTTAGCTATCTGTGTAAAGTATGCAAAGGGGTTATTAGATTTTTCTGGATTGAACCTATTCCAATATTTGCAAAGGTCCTCCATAGCAAAAGCCATACAGTCTGCTTTATCATCAGGATCCCGGTAAGCCATCTTCTTAGATATACCTTGAACCATTAGGCCAAACATCTCTATAGTCTCAGGTGTGAGTTCACCTTTTTCCTTTGACTCCAATACTGCAGCCATCAGATCTTTATTCCTTACATAAGCCTTTGCCATAACCTTTATACTTATATTATTTTTAGTTTAAACCTCGAGGTTAGTTTCGACCTAAGCCTTATCCTCTTCGGTACCATCTTCAGAAGAAATGAGCGTGTCCCCAGTAGGTTCCTTTCCATCTGGGGCGACGCTCATTTTATCTTCGATATTATCGACGAAAGGCTCTGGAGATTCAGATTGCTCCTCTCCCGTAGGAGCAAAAGACCAAACTTTACTAAGTATTTTTCTTAGTTTTTTTTTGACTCCTCGCTTTCGTCAATGTTATATCCCATTTCTGGGTTAACTTCTAAATCAGTTTCTGCTTCAGTACCAGCTGCTGGTGCTTCTGCTAATTCCTGGTTAGTTTTCATGATATCGGCTGCTGCTTTTTCTGCCTTGGCAACTTCAACATCATATTCTGCTTTGTGCTCACCACCAGGGGCAACTGATAATTGCTGATCTGTTTTTTCCATATCATCAGCCTCATCAAGGTTATATCCCATCTCATCGCCAACTTCGTGATGTAATTCCTTGTCAGTACCATCTCCAGGAGCAGATGCCATGTCTGAGTCTGTTTTTACCATGTCAGGATTTGACTCTTCAGCTTTAACTGATTTTACCTCATAATCCGCATGAGATCTTCCACCCGGTGCTTCTGCTAATTGCTGATCTGTGTTTTCAACATCTCTTTCAGACAACTCCGAATTTCCTTCGGAAGGAGCTGTAGCCATTTCGTTATCTGATGACTCCACTTCCTCTGTATTTTCATTTACGTTATACCCAATCTTATCAACCAAAGAATCCTTAAGCTTAACGCTATAATCAGTTTCCTTTTCGCTTCCTTCAGGAGCTTCTTCTAAATTAGCGTGGTCTTCTTTCTCGATATCTTTTTTACCAGCTTCATCTTGATCCTTAGCTGCAGGTGCTTCAGAAGTATTTGCCTTTAGTGTAGAAGCTGGAGTTTTATCCTTTTCAGATGCTGTTTTGTTCTCCGGAGCTACTGCCATATCCTGAGAAGACTCTTCCAAAGCATCCTCTGTATTTTCTTCAGCAGTTTCTATCGGTGTTTCGTTCTCTTTAACCTCCTCTTGAGTTTCATCAGCTTCCTGATTTTCTTCACCAGCAGATTTTAGAGCTTCCTCAATGTCAACGATTTCATCCATTCTGAAATCACCGGTTCTTCCGTTATCCATTAGTACAGTGTAAGAACCTGACGTACTATCCATAGAAATAATCTTTCCTGTATTTCCGGACTCCTTTACCTTTACGTAATCACCAACGGTGAATTTTTGATCCTCGTTTAAATCCTCCATTTCAACAGAAGAAGATTCTATTTTTTCGATCTCCTCGTTAACAGCCGACCATTTTTTCCTAAGCGAAGATAGCTCCTGCTCAAGCATATGCTTGGCTCTTGCCATTTCCTTAGAGTTTTCGTAAAGTGGGTTGGTAGCCATTGCTTGTGAGATCTTATTGATCTCATTTTCTACAATAGCGATATTGTCAATAATTTGCTTTCTATCATTAAGCATAATTGACTTAATTCTATTCTCACCGTCCAAGAATTCAGTTAATCCTTCAGAAATATCATATTTCATAAGATCCTTAACCATTGAAGTAGCTTGCGTACCATTTACTTGGAATAAAGAATTCTCGTTCATTCCTTCGTTGATCCTGTTAAGATAAAGGTTTGAGTTCCATTTAATCAAGTTTACTGATACACCTTCGAAAACTTTAGATTCTAACCTTTTAGCAAAATCAAGCTCAACAACATTTGAGAAGTTTTCATAAAGATTAATGATGTCAGAAACTGCTTTCGACTCATTAACTCCCAAGCTTCCAGATATTTCTAATGCTATCTGCTTTGCCAATTGAGTTGTGTCACTAAAGTTAATCTTATTCTCTTTAGAATAGATTGATACAGAGTCAGACTCTTCCACAATCTTGAAGCTGCTGTTTCCAACATAGAAACTTAGTCCACTTTCGTTAATTTTAACCATCGGAGAGTAAAATGACCCTAACAAAGTTTTAAATGACTCTGGCAGAGCAGAGTATTCAACATTCGAGAGTCTCTTGATTCCCTCAGAATTACCTTCAAATACATTACTACCAATAGTAAATACTGTCTTACCACCAGAAACGTGTACTGGAGAATAAACTTTCCTCACAGAAGAATTACCATTGTTAACCGGTATACTTAGCTTAGACTCTGAGGATTCCATTAAAGAAAGCGTATTAACAAGATTTCTTACCGTCGGGTTAAAAGACCATCTCGAGATCTCTTTGGACAAAAGTGAAACTGACTTATTCTCTGATATCAACCACTTATTCAGAGATTCTGTTACTGGAGAATAGAAATCAGCACCAGCGTTCTTTTCAATAGAATATAAAGCCTTTGAAACCTCAATCTCAGGTCTTAGCGAAGCGACGTTTTCCTTAATTGTCTCTACTGCTGATTTTACTTTGTTATCCCAGTTGAAGTTTTGTAGCTCCTGGACAAATGCCTCAGCTAATAAAAATTCAGGGGTATTATTGTTCTTTAAAAGATGAGTAAATTTCTCGCAAAGGATTTTTACATTCGGATGCTCGTAAATGCCAGTGCCTTTCAAAGATAGAATAGACTCGTATACACCAAGATTATTAACTGCCTGTGAATCAATGAATGCTTTAGCTGAAGGATCCTTTTCTGCCACCTCCTTAAGACTCTCAGAAATATTAGTAACTTCAACAGAATCATCTTTCTTACCATCTACATAAGATCCAGAATTTTTAGAGGTATTAGATCCAATACCACCCCAAGATTCCATTAGTTTTTGAGCTGCTGATTTAGATCTTTCTATTTCTTGCTGTCTTAGCATTTCGATAGGATTTGCAGCGGTTTCGCCTTCACTTTCCTTTACTACCTGGTCAACAGATTCAAGGATTGCGGATTCATTTACAGATTCCCCATTTTGTATTTTATTAATGTGGGATTCGCAAATCGATCTAACTTCAGGGTTAGTGGTTGTTTCCCTAAGAGTTTTTAATTGATTAAGTAAGTCCATTCTACTTGTGTTTTTTTGCTTTCTATATATCACACCTGTGATATTGAAACTTTTCCATTATATATTCTTCCAAATCATATTTTTTGGAAAAACTTATCTTGCTATAATAATTTCAAGCTTTACGTCAATGTCAGTGTGAGGGTTGCTGAACGTAATTCCTCCGTCTTCATACGGCAGGAAATCCTCACTGAGGTTCCATCCGGTTTTTTCGGAATCTGTTGACCCTAACTTTCCACCAGTTAGAATCATTAGTTCCCCGACATTATATGTATTTCCTCTATATGTCCAATAGATGTATTTCTTGACTTGAGGGGTACCGTTTGTTGGAGTTGGGACTCCCGGTATAATAGGTGTCTGGGATCCATAAAGAATCGGATTTCTAGGAGCTGGGTACTTTACCTTAACTGCTATCCATTTAACAAATCCGTTAGAGTCCCCAATGTCAGTTTGACTTATCTTTACACTTTTATTCCTTTTAAGGGTTACTTTTAGTCTTGAATAGGAAATTACCTCATCCCGTAAGTCACTAAAGTCAAAAAAATTGGTGATATTGTAATCCTCCTCCAGAACAAACTTATCCTTTCTAAAAAGAAATCCCTCAATAGGCTGAGGTGGACATATAATAGGTCTTGTTGCCATTAGCTTGCTGTTAATATTGTAAGTTTAACCGGATATTCAGTAGGATTTGAAAATACAAATCCACCAGTAGCTGCCCCAGTATATCCAACCTGGTCATCCATATCAGGCAGAGTTTGCCACCCCTTCCAGGAAGCATCAGGTTTAACTTGGCCTGTAAGCATCATCATATCAGACATAATGTATCTTAATCCACTGTTATAATGCCAGTAGAGAAGTCTTTGGTCTTCCTCAGCATCAGCATAATAATGAGCTCTTGCCATAACAAGACTTACTTCACCCAGAGTAGTGTCAAAATCCCCAGGATCCAAATTAATAGAGGTGTCAGGGGAGATCACAAAAGATTGTCTCTGGTATCCTGAAAATGACTGTAAAGGGTGAAAATATTCAGAAAGATCTAATTTTTCATCTATATCTGCTTGATAGGTAACATTCATCGAAGTCTGAAATATCCTTACCTCGTGTGGATCGTTATAGTTTGAGAAGGTAAGATTTACTCTTCTCATAGACCCAGGAGTGTTAGCAATTAACGTATATCTAGTATCAAAAGGACCAGACTGACCTGTCGTTAATGCTGGGTTACTATCGCCATAGCCGAAAGGAGTGCCTGATCCAGTTCCACCTTTACTAGATCCACCCCCGAAGATTTCTAAATTGTCACCTATATTTGCACTCATCTTAAAGTCTTGTAGGGTTTATGTCGGGATTTTCCGGCATTTCTACCACTTTAGGTCTAATACGCGGGTTTATTTTGTTCGCATTTACATTAACTACCTCAACGTTATCCTCCATAATTGAATTTTTAACCTCCGCATGTTCTTCCACAATTTCTTTTTCGATAGCTTGTGCTCCATAGAAATCATCTTGAGGTGCTTCTTCATAGACAGGTGAAGACATAACATCAGGTTTAATCATATCTAAAGAAGAATCATAAATTAGAGGTTCGCTTATATCATCAGCATCATCCAACCCGGTGTCAACTGATGAATTCCAAGAATCATCCGATGCACCACCATCTATTTCAACTTCCTCTGGTTTAATATAGTCAACCAGTGACTTGATAAAGCCAAGTGCTACGATAGGTAAAATAGCACCAGAAACAATTGAAAGCACTCTCTTTTGGAAAACTCTCTCCTCCTCAATCAAGCCAAATAGCTCAGACCATGAACTATAATCACCAAGGTTAACAAATGCATAGTACGTGTTCCCCATAGCCTGCATTGCTGTTAAAAGTATGAATAGGAACCATACAAGGGATTTGTTCATCTTCTCCATTGCAATCAAAGAAGCAAGGGAAGCTGCAGCACCAACCTCAAATGCAATAGCTAACGAAATTGCTAACCAAGTAGGATTGGAAAGCTTAAAGAAGTCGATAACGTGGATAGTGGATATCACAGACACCATAAGGTACAGAGACACAAAAGTAGTTATGATAAACCCGCTTACCAATTTTGATTTACTCTTCACTCTCTTCTATCTTATTTTTAATCTCAGAAAGTGAAATTCTCTTCTTATCAAAATCGTCCTCATAAATAAGGAACTGAAACATTACCTGATTCATCTCATGCCTGATCTCAGCCTTTGTAAGTGTGTTGATCGAGTCAAGTTTGGTATTTAATTCTGTGTTGGATGCTTTGAGCTCCTTTTCAATACGGTCGATGTCTCTGTTTACCCCGCACTGTCTGAAAAAAACCAATACTAGAAATCCTAATACTATGAATTGGAAGTTGTCTTTAATCTTTTGTACCATGATTATTTACAATTTTAGTTTTACTATATATCTAACCCAAATCCATATACACTAAAAAATAGCCCTAGATCACTCAAGGCCTATTTTATATAATGGTTTTGTATAGTGTGCTCTAGGCTAATTCAAGCCCCTGTTGAGCTGCGGCGAGTTCTTTTTCTAAATCCTGAATCTCTCTTGCATCAGCTTTTGCAGATTCCAGGCCTTGTTCAAAAGGCTTCAAAAGGGAAATAAATTCCTTAGCTTCTTTAAGTCCTTTACCACTTTGCTTAGATATAAAATAGTGACTTGCTTCTAAAGGCAAAGCTTGTAAGTAAAGTATATTGTTCTTAATGCCATCAGATTTTAGATTATCCAAAACCTTACAAATTTCAATAACGCCAAGAGACTCCTTTTCTTTCCATTCTGCCTCATTTTCCATAAAACTGATAAATCTATCTATGTGATCCATTGATTCAAACTGGACTGCATAAACTTTGGTAGCTACTCTCTTTTTTGCATTTTCTAGGTTTTCCTCAGCAGCTTTAATCCTTCCCTCATTTAAACGAGAAAGAGCTTCTTCACCCACTGAATCTGCAAGTTGGTCAGCATCTAGTTCTACTACTTTTGGCTGTGTTTGTTTTTTTGACTTTGCCATTTGATTTCTTTTTATTTTTTAGTTATTTAAACAGTAATGTTTCACTCGGAGATATCGAAAACATCGAATTCTTCCCGATTATGTTGCAAATATATCTTAAGTCTTTCTCGTAAGTCTTTTACAGGATATAGTTTAGGTTTGTCTTGAGGCCCAATGTGGCAAAGGAAACCTCCATGGGTTTCTAATCCGGTTTCTTCCTCTATTATTAGCCTATACAGGCTAATTTGTATGGAATATTCATTATGAGAATTCTCATAAAGATCCACGAAAGGATGCAAAAGTTTTTTGAATCTACCCTTTGGATGATTATCGTCCTTAAATTCCTTATTGGTCTTCCAATCACCGATGAGGAACAAAAGCTTATTTTCTTTCTTGTCCCACATAAGAAAGGGTTGATCCACGGTTCCAGCTAATCTCCATTTTTTCGAAAATACCTTTAACTCAGACTCCAGTGGCACAAGGTCTGTAAATCTTTCATCTCTAAGGACTAAGAATTTTTCGACCCTACTCCTAACTTCCGGGTCTTCTGGCATTTCAGGATCCAATCCTGTCCAGTAATCTTCTATCCACTTATGAACCTTGGTTCCAAGAGCATTTGCGACATTCGCTTTTTCTTGCCATTCGGATTTTATAACAGAAACGTCTACACCTCTTTCATCGGCTTTTCTATTAGCCCAATACTCACGATCAAAGGGGACTTTAAACTTTTTAAGAAAGGTAGTAACAGAATCATATTTGACCCCATCAAAATGATATGTATGAACAGACTCGTTAAAAATAAATCTAGAGTCCTTAAAAATATCTAGCTTCTTTTGATAATCCTGTTTTGTCTTCTCTAAATTAAGCAAATCCCAAATAAGTTATAATTAATTCCAATTTCAAAAAAACAAAAGTAATAGCAGTTACCTCTAATAAAAATCTTAAAATCCAAAGCCAAGACAAATGCCTAAAAAAGAAGTAATAAATAACCAAATAGGAATCCCCGTTTGTTTCAGGTAGAGGCTTAAGTACGGGAGTAATAATCTCTTGCAAATTTAGCTTAGTTAAGTAGTCGTTTACCGATTTAATCTCTTCAAAAACGTAGGCAGGTCTTGCATCGACAGGGAAATCCCTAGATTGTGTTACCTCCGGCGGTAAATTTACAACAGTGTAAATTCTACCAAGCCAATCATGTCTCAGCCTCAGCCGTGTCCAAAAGGGAGAGTTCATGCTCTCATCCTTTACAGTGGACCTGTATTGGGAGTATACCCTTAACTCCCTAATGATCTTTAATATCCTAAATATAGCTAGTATTCTTCCCATTATTTAAAATCAGATTTTCCCATAGCATCCTCCATTTTCTTTCGGATTTTAGTACGGGCTCTTCTAATTCTTGTAGCAATAGACCTCTTCTTTATTCCATACTTATCGGCTATATCTTTGTATTTCATTCCATTAATCTCACGATCAATCATAATATCCCGATAGATAAGAGGAAGGTCTTTGATCTCATCGATGACTTGTTCATAAACATCGTCAATATCATTTCCTCCACAAAGAAATTCCCAGAGAGGGTCGTCTTCTATATCATAAGAAGGGTTTCTTTCCTCAGCTTTCGCCGAAGTGTACTCCATCTCTTCAGAAGTTTGTGAAATATATCGCTTCCTGCTCTTAAGAAGTAAAAGAGATTCGTTCCTAGCTATATTATAACACCAGGTAGAAAAGTTACCCCTCTCGCGGTCATATTGATCTATCTTCTGCCATACTTTTGACATTGCATTTAAGAAAGCATCCTCGGCCAACTCAAAGTCTTTAAGAATTCCATAACAGTGGTTTAGTACTCCGGGTTTTACCCTTTCATAGAGAGGCCGGAATTCCCTCTCTCCTTTAGTCTGAATGAAGCTTTCAGCTAAAACTTGAATATTCTTTTCTTTTGCCATTTTTGATTCCCCCAGTAATTTCCTTTTTTACCTCCTATTTATTATTTAATCTAACAAGTTCAATTCCAGCGTCGAATAAAAACTTAAGCGATTCGAGTTTTCTATATAACTCCTTAAACACTAATCTTTTTACCCCACTCTGAATAATAAGTTTAGAGCATTCAAAGCAAGGAGATACTGTAACATAAAGTGTCGCACCATCAGAGCTTTGTGTACTCTTAGCCAACTTAGTAATCGCATTAGCCTCTGCATGTAATACATGAGGTAAAGTGACGTGAGATGAATCTTCGCAGACGTTTGGAAAACCTGTGGGTGAACCGTTATAGCCGTCAGATATAATAGATTTATCTTTCACAATAAGACTACCAACTTTCATCCTTTCGCAATAAGAATTAGTAGCCCACACCTTTGCCATTTCTAGATAGACCCTATCCATCTTCCTATCCTTAATGGAATAAAAGGTTTCGTCTATTTCTTTGAAATTATCATCCGAGGTAATAACTCTGCTAAGGCTTGGACTTGCTATCCAATAATCTCCTTTTGCTAGATCTTCTTTGGTGAAAAAATCAGAGGGATCAATAAATGCTTCTTCCATTCTCGGTTCAGGATTAAAAAGTAGTTGAGAAACAAATATAACGTTTTCCCACGTTGGGAAAAAATGAAGTTATAAACAATTGCTAGAAATTGTTTGACGTTGGTCTAAACGGAACGTCGTTAACAATTGTTAGCGGTGATCTAAGTGCTTGGTATATCGAAGCAAGCAAAGATTTCATCTCCTTTACATCCTTAGAAGTCATTGTGTCGGAAGATGCAGG